CCAAGGTCATGAGCGGTGGTCCTGTCATGTCACCAAACGACGCGTAACTGTCTCCAGTGGTCCCGCGTTCACGGTAAAGCCCTGCGGCGTAAAGCGTGGTTCCTAACAGCACTGAACTGTCAGGGACAGTCGTAAGACTGTCGTGGTAACCAGCCTGCACGCGACGCCTGAAACACCAAGCGTTTGCAGCTGCGACACAAGTCGTTAGAAACGCGGTATCATTTGCCGTGGCTGACGCGATCCCAAGAAACTCAATTACTGGCGCAGTTGACGCCAACCATGTGCAACTCAAATTCCATGTCAACGTGCCAAACGGGTCGGCAGCGGATCGTTCTAGATCGTCGCCAACATCTTGAAACATTAACTGGTTGACAATGATTTCGTTTTCGTTGTATAGAAGGTCGCCTGCTTCGTTAACGCCAGCAAACAAGTTGACCGGTACAGCGATAACAATGTGCGTGCCGTTCAGGCCGTGACCGAGTCCTGTGAGTGTGATTGTCTGGCCGACTGTGATATCGGTTGATTCGAGGGTCTGCACCACAGCAACATCGTCTAGACGCTGGTGGTGCGTCACGCTAAATGTGGCCATGGTGCAGTCTCTCTACTCAGTCAGTCGGATCAGGTGAACGAAGCGCGGACGAACTTGGTTTCGTCAATCATCAAGGCGGCAAAGTAGCCACGGAACGCAACGGTGCGGCTCAAGGTGGACGGGTTGTCCAACGAGATAGCGCCCTTTTGCTGCTCAAACAGCTCATAGCCAGAGGCATCACCAATAATCAGCGTTGCGGCTGCAAAGTTGCGGTCAACAACAACTTGCAAACCGAAAGCGTTGCCGTTGTACTGTCCGGGTGCAAGGTTGCCGTATGCGTTCATCGGGCCAACTTGCGGGAACAACGGACGGTCTGCGGTATCGGAAAGACCGAGGAGATTTCCCCAAATGTCAGGCGATACAAAGATGTGCGTTGGCAAGTTGCCGTTTGACGACGACAAAATTGTTGAAGCAGAGCCTGCGGTCCATTCTGCCCATGCTTTTGGATCAACAAGATCAGCAGCTACAAAGTTGCGGGTAACTGATGCGCCTGCTCGAAGTGTGTCGGCTGCATAGTTGTCTGTGGCGTTTGCGTAGATTCGGCCCATGTCGTCAAGCAACAAAGACAAGATTGCGGGATCGGTCCAATCCAGATCGGCTTCGGACACATTCACATAGCCACCGAAAATTTGTTTTGTAACTTGGTTTGAACTCACCACAAAAGTGCCTGACTGGTTGCTCATTTCGGCAAGGCTTGCACCAATGCTGGTGTGGGTCGTGACCTCAGGGCGAATGAAGACTTTGCCTCCACCCGGCATGGATTTGGCACCAACTGCATCAACGACAGGGCGACGGCCAATAAAGTTGTTGTAAACAGGCCCAATGATTGGGGTTGGGAGCACACCGGGTGTGTCGCTGGTGACCACGTCAGGAGCTGCGGCGCGAAGTGCTTCGTGCATACGTTCCCAAGCAGTTCCGCCAGCAATGGCAGCACTCAAGTATTCGACAGCGGTCGGCAGTTTCGCGTCGCGCTTAACGGCGGTTGCATAGATGGGTTGAGTCGCAACTGCGGCTTCAACGGTTGTGGGTTCTGACATTTCATCCTCCTCGGATGGTGTTGGGGTTGTTTGTGTTGGGGTTTCGGTTTCGTCGGGTTCGCTTTCATCGGGTGATGAGGCGGCGACTGAATATATTTGCGCTGATTCGTAGGCTGGCACAGTGACCACCGATAATTCTACGAATCTAGCTTGAGAGACTTCTAGAGTCCCGTCTGCGAGGCGCTTGAACTTGGTGGGGATTGCTCCCACCGAAACGCTGTCTAGCGCACCGTCGGCAAGCAGTGCAAGAGCGTCATCGGCGGCGCGAGTGGCGCTCAGTTTTGCAACAAACATCATGCCTTCGCTGGTGGACACTCTTTCGGTGACTCGACCAATAACGCGCGTGTCGTCGTGGTATTCCAAAAGTTTCGGCATCGGGCCGTCCTCGGGCAGTGAGCCCTCAAGAAAGACCACACTCTCGCCACCACTTAATTGGGCTTTGACATTCCAAGGAACGGCAAGCCCAGTTATTTGACGCGACGGTTCACCATCAGCGGACGCGTCCAGCGTGATTTGTTGAGCGGTCAATCTAATCATGAATATTCTTCCTCGCGGTTTCCAGATTCGTAAGCGGGTTCGCGCTCAACATTCCCTAGATCGTTTTCGTACACGTAGTCCGAAACATCAAATTTGACGTAGCGTCCACGCGGCAAAAGTTGGTTCATTGACAAAGTCTGCTCAATGGCATCCAAATATTGTTTTGTGCCGAATAAATAAAGATCTTGGCGTGCCTGTTGCGCGTTCTGGTATGTGTAGCCCTGTACGCCGATGCCCAAAAGGTATGCGGGAATTCCAGTGGCCCGAGACAGTTCTAGCGACTGGAATTGGCGCGACTCAATCAGTTGCAGTTTGTTCGGGTCACTGGAGAACTCTTTAAAAGTCACGACGCTGTTAAGTGCGCCAATGGCACCAACTTGTCGAGCGTTACGCCAAGCAGCTGCAAGTTCGGAAAGATCTTCGGCTGACATTGGTTCGGAGGCGTCGGTTTGTTGCAACCAACCAGCGGCAATTTCGTTGACAGCGAAACGGTCGGCGGCTTGCTGAAGTTTTAAGGCCGTCATGATTGCCCGGTTGCCTGTGTACAGCAGACCTTGAGTCGGTGCCAAGAACTGCACGACGTCATCGGTTGCTAATGGGTAACCGTTAAATTCGACTTGGTCGGACGGGCCGAACCATTGCGGTCCAGCCTGATCCATGGTCGTGACCATTGCGGCGGGTAACCATTGGAACGAAAGCGGGCGTCCTGTGGCAGTTGATCGGCTGGTAATGTACCAGAATCCGCGACCGTGAAGCATGAGGTCCGTGACAAGCTGGGAGAAAATGAAGTTGCGCGTGACCTTAGGATCGGGCTGATCCATCCACGACTCGTTCTCCAAATAGATCTCTTCGTACTCTTCGCCAGTCCATTGCGTCGTGTAATGCTTAAGTTCTAAACAGCCGACCATGGACGCAATCATTTGAATCGAGCGGGCAACAGTGGGAACAGAGAGGGCCAGTTCTTGCGACGCCCCGACGGAGTACGTATAGAACTGACCCACCTGTGCGGCAGAACCTGCTGCAGCCTGTATCGGCGCGGACGCAAACGCGGGAATTGCGCTTACTTTCTTGCTACCGAAAAGAGCCATCACTAGCGATTCTCTCACACTTTTTGGTCTGTGTTAAGTACCCTCAGCCAAAAGCAAAAGCGGCACGCGACGACCGCACTGGTTTGGACGCAAGCATGATCCCCCAAACGGCGCAACGCGCCAACTCAATCGGACCGGGTGACTTTTGCGAACTGAGCACGATAGACCCGCCCGTTTTTACGGCGACGGCTCGGGCAAGATGTTCGGCCAGTGCAATGTCGCCAATGTGGTTGACTCGATCCTCCACGATCATGGCCCGACAAGCTGCAGTCCATTTGAGTAACTCGGCGTAGCCGACAATCTGCATCCGACGCCGTAGGTCTGGGGGACAGTGAATTTCTAGCGACGGGGTGACCGCAAGTTTCACCGTTTGGTCGTGCATAATCCGCACAACTTCCTCCCACATTTGTGCAGCCGACTCGACAACAAACGCGACCGAGACGATCACGCGACCGTCGTCAAAAGCAGTTGAGATTCCGACGTACCGCGAGTCGTCAACCGATGAGTCAATGGTGAGCCACTGGGTCGGTGGTGCTGGTTTATCGGATTTGCGGTCGTTCCATAGGTTGATTGGCAGATAACTATTGGTGCTGTCAACCCATAAATTTAGATGGCCACGAATGAACGCTTGACGGTTTGGCGAGTCGTAAGCCAACTCCAAAGCCTTGGCCGTGATCGTCGTCCCCAACGCTGGGTTAGCCAATCCCCAGTGCGACCGATCCTCAAGACTTACACCGGGCGGAAGTGACCACTCGGCAAAATAAAGCGCCGTCGGTTGACCCGAGTCAATTGCCGCGATGCCCTGTTCTCTTAGTTGCAAAAGGACAATACTGCCCTGATCGCCAGCAGTTGAGAACATCATCATCATTGGATTCTTGACCGCAATTTGTGAAGGACGCAGTGCGGTAAAAACAACGTCGGGACCAATATCCCACACCTCGTCCACCAACAGAACTGAGGCGGTCATACCGTGAGCGTGAGCAGACGCCGCGACAACCGAAATAGACGAGCCGTCAGGGAAGTTGATTCGCTCGTCACCGTTCTGCCAACGAACTTTGCAATCAAAGTTTTCTAGGTCGCGGACAACATCCCGAAACAAGGCCATGCTTCGACGCTTTTGGTTGGCCACAATGACGATCGTTTGAGGTTCACGGCGTGCAGCTGCATACTCAGTCGCCATAAACCCAGCGACCGCCCGCATGACCAAACTCTTGCCGTTCTGACGGGCCGTACTGATACAAGCCTCACGGAACACAAAGTCGCCGTCAGCATCTACAGTCAACGCGTCGTTACAGATGCGCTTTTGCCATTCCATTAACTCAATATTGAGCACGCGCTTAGCCCAAGCAGTCAGGGCAGGACCAAAACTCTCACCGGGTGGAACAGGCGTCACCAACCTCGGCTCGATACGACCAGATATGACCGAACTACCGCTGGTTCGGGCTGGTTCCTGCTGGTTCAGGCTAGTTGAGGGTATTTCGGGATAGGGGTTCGGGGTGTTCTGTT